GCCCAACACAAACTAATATTATGAATATTGGATTGACACCAACAGAACAAGCTTTATTATCTGAGGAAGAAAAAATGATAAGATTAAAACAAAGAGGATTAGCGTAATGCCCAACGGCGATAAATTAAAACCCAAAACAACAAGAGAGCATTTGCTTTCAATATACGGATATATAACTGGATTAAAAAAAGATGTTCAACATATGCATGATGGTATACACAATTTGGGCGGTAAGATAGATAAAATCTATTGGGTGTTATTGGGAACGGTGGGGGCTGTTTCACTTCTTTTATTAGAGAAAGTTATTGACAAAGGATTTTTTTAAATCCACTCTCTAAAATCTTCATTCATAATTGTATTAGCAATATTAACTTTATCTCTCAAAGCTTTTACAATTCTTTCATCTATAGTATCTTGTGACATAATATCGATATAGGTCATCTTTTGTGTTTGTCCTATCCTATCAATACGAGCCTCTGACTGTTGTCTTTTCTCTAAATCATAACCGTTAGAAAAATAAATCATATTACTACCAGCAGTCAAAGTAATACCATATCCACCTGTATGTGTGGTTCCAACAAAAAATCTACACTTATCATCATTTTGAAATTTTTTAATATTCTTTGATCTAGTCTCAGTATCTGTTTCACCAAAATAATCTACAACAGACTCTTCTCCATATACTTCTTTTATTTTTTTAATTATTCTTTTTACATCATGAGTGTAGTGTGACCATATAATTGTTTTACCTTCTATGTTTTCTAGTATGTTCATCAACTCATCTAATCTAGTGCACGGTAAATTTTTAATAGTACCATCATCGGCTGTAAAATGACCACAAGTTATTTGATGTAGTCTCATTAATTGAGTCATAACTGTTGCAGAAGATTGCATTTTACCATCAAGAAATGCAATAGCCTGTTGTTTCATCTGTTTATAAACTTTCTGTTGTTCTTTAGTAAGTTCAACATAATGTTTAACATAAGTTTTATCAGGTAAATCTAAACAATCTCTTTTTAATATTCTTTGAGAGAAAGGTTCTATCTTTTCTGATAGCTCTCCAAGATTCATATATCCTACAACTATTTCAACTCTTCTACCATTTACTTCTATCTTTCTCATTTTTGCATAACGAGCTCTGAACGTCCAATAAGATTCATGCCCCAGGAGCCAGGGATCAAGGAATGCACATTGAGAATATAAATCTAAAGGTGATTTAGTTACAGGAGAACCTGTAAGTATTCTTCTATATTTACATTTGTCTCTTAAAGACAAAATAGCTTTTGTTCTTTTTGTTGTAGGTGTTTTAATAGTTGTTGATTCATCTATAGCAATCATAGATTTATGCGCTGATAAAAATTTATCAGCAAAATAAAATCCATCACCAGAGGAAAATGCTTCTACATTCATAATCAATATGTGTAGATCAGTTCCAGTTTCAAATAGTGTATTTAAAATCTTTTTTTGTTTTTGTGATTTGTCAGATGTTTTCCATAACACCATTTTCTTTTCGATATGATCAGGTAGATGCACTGGCACCTCCTGATCATACCAGTTCTTATATACACCTTTAGGTGCAATAAGAAGGAGGCCATTTATCTGGCCTTTATCATAAAGCATTGCGGCATTATCTAATAATACCTTTGATTTACCCGTACCCATTTCCATGAAATACGCAAAATTTTCTTTGTCCCATGATGCCTCTAATGCATTTAATTGATGCTTATAAGGCTTAGTTTTAAATTTATAAAACATTATATATTCTCTCTTAATATTATATTTGCAGTAAGTCTTAACCAGTTAAGACTTTTTGAATTAGATGACTCACCACAATGAAATTCACACGCATCAAAAATAATTGCAGATCCTGGCGTGCATAAATGTTTTTCACCATCTATATAAAAATGTCCCTCCCATGCATTTTGCCAAACTGGATTTAAAAATATAAGGACACTTTTATCATGCGCTTTATAATCGTCTCTATGAGGCCAGTGTTGATTACCACCAGTGTACGTTCCATTAATCCAGGTTCTACGTATTTTTGTAGGTATACCTATCTTTTCTTTTTCTAAAATAGAATGAAGTCTATAAACTAAAGATTGCATGTATAGCATCAAAGCTGGATTATGCACAAACCCGTCTTCTGATTGCACAAGTAATAGTGGACCATAGTTTAAATGTTTAGGCTCAGAAAAAATTTCTTCACCTTTGTTATCACTAGCTTCGTAAGATAGTGGTTTAGTAATTCCAGATACAGTCCAATTTTGAAAAGTTATTAAACTAGAATAAACGTGAAATAACTCCTTTGGAGAAATTAAATTATGTACAATTTTTGTTTTCATATCTATTTACTTTTACTTTCTGAATGTTATATATTACTTGAAAGAAATAATGTCAATGGCAAAAGTATATTTAACACAAGAAATTCCTATCGATAAAGAAACAGGACAACCAAAATACAACGTATTAGGCGCACAAAGATATGGCGACATAGTGACGCTGTTACCTATGTATTCCCAGATTATCCTATCTCCAGGACCACTAATTATAAAACTTAGAACACTTCTAAAGAACTTTACAGAGGATGATTATCTTTTATTATCAGGAGATCCAGCTATTATTGGCGTGGTTTGCTCTGTAGTTTCTGATATCACAAATGGAAAATACAAATTATTAAAATGGGACAGACAAGAGAAAACTTACTATCCGATAGAAATAAATATTTTTCAAAAATAGTTCTTGACTTATTAATTACATTCCACTATTTAACACGTATGAAAGATAAACAGATACAAGGAGAAAATATGTTAATAGACCTACGTGCAGATGCACCAAATCAAACTGATGTGGTGGATCCCCAAACACTTTCTGAAGAGGTGGAAAAACTTCGTTCACTTCAAAATAAAATTGAACAAGCTGAAAGTGATTTAAAAAAATTAAAAGATGATGAGAAACATTTTAGTTGTGTTGTCATTCCTAAAATAATGTCAGACATGAACTTAGAATCTTTAACTCTTAAAGATGGTTCATCATTAAAAATTAAAAAAGTTTATAGCACTACAATGAAAGCAGATAAAAAAGTAGAGTGCATTAGATGGCTTCGAGATAATGGCTTAGGTGATATTGTAAAGAATAATATTACAGTAACATTTGGTCAGAACGAAGATAACAAGGCTATGGCTTATGCTAACCTTGCAAGAGAGAAGGGTTTTGAACCGACTCAAGAAGAGAAAGTTCACCCTTCTACTCTTAAAGTAACCATGGAAGATTGGAAGAACAAAGGTAAGACAAAAATAAAAAATAAATAATAGACAAATAAAGGAGTAAATAATATGTCTACTAACAGTGCCCAAGTGGCAAAAAAAGATAATGCAGGTGCATTATCAACAATCAATCTCAGAAATGATTCTGGGAGAGGTTCAGAGGAGATTAAATCGGATGATATGTCAACACCGATTTTAAAAATCCTTCATCAACTATCACCTGAATGTAATTCCGCAGACTCTAAATATGTACAAGGCTCACAGCCTGGTATGATATATGCTAAGGGTATCGGAACATTAGTTGATGGAAATAAAGGTGTGGATATAATTATCGCACATTGTCAAACCAGATATCCAGAATGGCAAGACATGGGTGATACAGCTGCACCACCAGTCATGACTCATTTAACTGTACCAGCAGATGCGGTTGAAGAGAGAAATGGAAAGTACAGATTATCTAATGGTAATTATGTAGAGAAAACTGCATATTTTTATGTAGTTGTAACAGGTGATGAGCCTAGACCTGCAGTGATTACTATGAGATCTTCTAATCTAACACCAGCGAGAGAATTGAATCAATTGATTAAAAATCTAAGATTCAAAGATGACAAAGGTGTTTACAATCCAGCAGCTTATGCAGCAGTCTACAATTTGAAAACTGTAGCAAAAAAAGCTGGGACTAAAAACTGGCATGTGTATAAACCATCAATGCTTAGACATTTGGATATCACCAAAAAAGAAGATGCTGGCTTATATTTAATGGCACAAGAGTTACAAAAAACTGTAGCTAAAGGTAGTGTTCAACCTAAATATGAGAAGCAATCGGATGTTAAAAAAGCAGAGAAGATTGTTTAATTCTCTTCGGAGAATAGTTGCAACGGAGAGCGCCTAGGGGAGACTTAAGGCGCTCTCTATATAATATACACATGAAAGATTTTATAAAATATTTTACAGGTTTGCAGAGAGACTATGGTTTCTGCAATATTGAAAAAGGTTACAAAGATCCAACTACAGGCAAGATAAGATTTAATCCTGGTGACTATGGTTGGGCGGGTAAAAGTATTACAGAGAAAGAATACGAGCTACATTTACAAGGTAAAAAATCAATCGGTATTCAACCTTGTGATGATAATGGTTTTGCTAGATTTGGTGCAATAGATGTTGATCCAAAAATATACAAAGACTTAGATATTAAATTTTATCTAGATGTTATTCAAAAGAAAGAATTACCACTGGTACCAATTAAATCTAAAAGTGGTGGATTACATTTGTATGTTTTTACTAAGGAACCAGTTAAATCTTTACAGATAAAAGAATTTTTAGAACAAGTATTATTTTTATTTAAGTTACCATTGAAGACTGAAATATTTCCTAAACAAACTAAACTTGGAACAAATCCAAACGGTGATAGGATAAATGGTAATTTTATAAACTTACCTTATTTTAATGGTAGTGAAAGAGTTGCCTTATCTCCAAACGGAGAGGAAATGTCTTTAGAATTATTTTTAAAATGTATTGAGCTAAATAGAATTGATGAAACAGAATTAAGAGAAAGACAGAATACTTTTATAAGTAACGAATTAAAAGGTGGTGGAGAAGAGTTTAAAGATGGTCCACCTTGTTTAGAAATTTTAACAAAAGAAAAAATAACTTTAACAGATTACAGAGATAGATTTTTATATAACTATATGGTCTTTGCTAAAAAAAAATATGCAGACAATTGGAAAAATAAAGTAATACAGGCAGCAAGAAATTATTTTGTTTTTGATGCAGACTGGACAGACGATCATGTTAAAAAGAAAATTAAAGCGTGGGACAAACCAACCGCAGGTCATTTATGTAGTCAAGAACCAATCAATACAGTTTGTGTAAAAGCAGAGTGTGTAAAAAGAAAATATGGTATAGCTTCGGAAAAGAAACCTGCATGGCCTGCATTAAGTAATTTATTAAAAATAGATCATAAACCAGATCCAGAATATTATTTTACAGTTGAAACTAAAAGTGGTGACACTGTTTCTGTTCACGCTAAAGATGTAAATAAAATAAGAGATCAAAAAGAGATGAGAGGTTTAATAATGGCACAAGCTGATCAACCACCTCCACCAATAAAACCTATGGACTTTCATGAAATAATAGAGTCTTTATTTTCTACAATAGATGTAGTGCAACCAGCTCCAGGGACTTCACCTTTAGATATTCTTAAAAAGAATTTAGAAGGATACATAAATGGTGCTCAGGCTACAAACTATCATTCTTTTAAATCAGGATCACCTTTCAAAGATAAAGAGTTTGTATATTTTATATACGATTCTTTTTACAATGATTATTTAAAAGATAGAGATTGGAAAAAAGATATTTCAAAAACGTCCTACATGATAATTAAATTATTTGAAAAAGATAAAATGGATAAAGATGTAAAATTTGATATTAGAAAAAGATATCCAGGTAAAGATTCAGAAGGTAAACCATTTCCTGCAATACGTGGATGTGTTAAGATTCCTTTATATTTATTTGATAAAGAAGAGGAAGTAGATGAAAATATAGAAATAGAATCTAAGGAGGATATAGTATAGTGATATTCAAATACTTTGGACCTCCAGGCACAGGAAAGACTCACAAACTAATTAGTAGAGCAAAGGCTTATGTAAGAATAGGAACTCCTTTACATAAAATTGGATATTTTGCTTTTACTAAAACAGCAGCCAGGACAGCTAAATCTAGAATGCCAGCCGCTGATAAACACCTGCCTCATTTTCAAACATTACATTCTTTTGCATATCATTCTCTCGGATTAACAGAAAGTAAAGTTATGCAGCCATATCACTATGAAGATTTAGGTTCCACTTTAGGTATCAGGGTTAAGTATCAAGATAAGTATAATGATGAAGAAATAAATTATTTAACATGTGACAATCCTTATTTTCAAATGATTCACAAAGCTATGAATTTAAATATTAGTATTAGAGAGCTCTATGATAAAAATGAACATAATACAAAAGATATAAAAGAATGGGTTATATTAAGACATATCAGTATTAAATTAAAAGAGTATAAAGATAAGAAAAAATTATATGACTTTAATGATATGATTGATGCTCTTGTTAAAAAAGGTATTGAAAAAAAATTTGATGCTATATTTATAGATGAAGCTCAAGATCTTTCACCGCTTCAATGGAAGCTTTACGATTTACTAAAAACAAAAACAAAAGATATTTATTTAGCAGGGGATGATGATCAAGCCATATTCACCTGGGCAGGAGCTGATGTCAATAGATTTATAAATGAACCTGCAAAAGAAAGAGTATTGATGTACTCAAAAAGAATATCAAAAGCTGTACAAATGCAGTCATCTATACCAGTAGATAAAATTACAGGACTTAGAAAAGAAAAAAAATATTTACCTAGAGACTATGAAGGCGTGGTTCAAAATATAAATAGATTGGATGAAGTTGATTTACAAAAAGGTAATTGGTTAATCTTAACTAGAACATTATCTAGATTACGTAAATTAGGAAAAGAATTAAAAAAGAGAAATTTATATTTTCAAACTAAAAAAGAAAAAAGTTTTAAAGTTAGAATTTTTAAAGCTGCTATAAATTATACAAGATGGTGTAATGGACAAGAATTAGATGCAAAACATATTAAAGATATAAAAGATTACACAGGTGATATTAAATGGGACAAAGAAAAAAAATGGTATGAGATTTTTTTAAAAGCAGATACAAAAGAAAAAGATTACATAAGAAATATGTTAGCAAACGGAGAAAATTTAAATGAAGATGCACGTATATTTATATCTACAATTCATGCAATAAAAGGTGGAGAGAAAGATAACGTGGTTATTTGTTTAGATCTTGGTAACAAACCAAAGAAAGCAATGCAAAAAAGTAATGAGAAAGCTGATGAAGAACATAGAGTATGGTATGTCGGTATTACTAGAGCAAGAAACAATCTTTACAAACTAAAAGCAAACACTAGAAGCAATGAATATAAATTATAAAGGAGAAATATTATGACACATAAAGATATATTTAAAGACTCGTTTCCACAAGATCGTCAGATAGGCGGGAGTCACTATAAAAAATTTTTTATACAACCGTATGAATTTATTTCTAAAAATGACCTTTCTTTTTTTCAAGGAAACGTTATAAAATATGTTTGTCGTTATAAGAATAAAGCAGGAATACAAGATTTAGAAAAAATAATTCATTACTGTGAATTAGAAATTAAAACAATGAAAGATAAAAAATGAGTGTAACATATGGATTAGGTATGTTTTTATTTGGTGTAGTATGTTTAGTTATTGCATCCACAATAGCATATTTTATTATTAAACAAGTGATGAAAGAAGAGGACGAACCAACAAGGTTCGATGATTTAGAATGATAATGCCAGATACAGAGTGGGTTCAACCACAACATTTTCCTGATCTTCGTAAAGCAGATGAAATAGCGATTGACCTGGAGACAAGAGATCCAGATTTAAAATCAAAAGGATCAGGCTCAGTTATAGGTAATGGAGAAATAGTAGGTATTTCAGTTGCTGTGGATGGTTGGTCTGGTTACTATCCTATAGCACATGGCAATGGCAAAAACATGGATAAAAAGCAGGTTTTATCTTGGTTTAAAGATATATGTGAGTCTCCTGCTACAAAAATATTTCATAACGCTATGTATGATGTTTGTTGGATACGTAGCCTGGGTATACAAATAAATGGTTTAATTATAGATACCATGATTGCAGCTTCTTTAATTGATGAAAATAGATTTCAATATACATTAAATTCTTGTTCATGGACTTATCTAAACAAAGGTAAGAATGAATCAAAACTTATCAAAGCAGCAAAAGAAAGAGGACTAGATCCAAAAGCAGAAATGTGGAAACTACCTGCTATGGAAGTTGGTGCTTACGCTGAAAAAGATGCAGAGCTAACTTTAGAACTTTGGCAAAAATTTAAAAAACAAATTATTGAAGATGATTTACAAGATGTGTTTAATCTTGAGACTGATCTTTTTCCTTGTCTTGTTGACATGAAATTTCTTGGAGTTCGAGTGGACGTGAGCAGAGCCCATGAATTGAAACAGCAATTACAGCTGCAAGAAGATATGTTACTCCAAAGAATAAAAAAAGAAAGTAACATAGAACCTCAAATATGGGCAGCAAGAAGTATTGCCAAAGTTTTTGAGCAGCTCGGATTAGAGTACGAAAGAACTGCGAAAGCAAATGAACCATCCTTTACAAAAAATTTTCTTCTTAATCATAAACATCCTGTTGTTAAAATGATAGCAGAAGCTAGAAAAATAAACAAGGTTAGAACTACGTTCATAGATACAATACTAGAACATGAGCATTTAGGTAGAATACATGCAGATATAAATCAAATTAGATCTGATGATGGTGGCACGGTTACTGGTAGATTTAGTTATTCTAATCCAAACTTACAGCAGATACCTGCAAGAGATCCAGTTACAGGACCAATGCTTAGATCTTTATTTATACCTGAAGAAGGAATGAAATGGGGTTGTTTTGATTACTCACAACAAGAACCAAGACTTGTAGCACACTATGCATTAAGATTTAAATTACCTTCTGCAAAAACAATTTCAGATTCATACTCAAATGATTCTTCAACAGACTTTCATAAAATAGTTGCAGAGATGGCAGAGATAGATCGTAAAGATGCAAAAACAATTAATCTTGGATTGTTTTATGGTATGGGTAAAGCAAAACTACAGGCAGAGTTAGGTGTATCAAAAGAAAAATCAGATGAATTATTTACAACTTACCATAGCCGTGTACCTTTTGTTAAACAACTAATGAATGAAGTTATGGAAGCTGCACAATCAAGGGGACAAATAAAAACATTATTGGGTAGACGTTGTAGATTTCCTAAATATGAACCTATACTAAGAGGTAGAGACTGGGGAACTTATGTTCCTGCGGAAGATCATGAAAGAATATTAGAACTCCAGGCTATGGGTCCTTACTTAAAAGATAATGAAGATAAAATAATTACAGATAAAGATAGTAATCCTAAAAAGAATTACTGGTATAATAATCCAGTTAGAAGAGCTTTTACATACAAGGCTCTAAACAGACTGATCCAGGGATCAGCTGCTGATATGACTAAAAGGGCTATGATTGATTTACACAAAGAAGGAATTACAGCTCACATACAAATACATGATGAACTAGATTTTTCAGTAATAAATGATTTAGAAGCGTCCAAAATAAAAGATATTATGGAGAACGCTGTTGACCTAAAGGTTCCAAATAAAGTTGATTATGAATCTGGTTCTAACTGGGGTAGTATAAAATGACTTTCAAAGTTATTAATAATTTTTTATCACAAGAAGATTTTAATGTTTTTAAAATGCAACTACCACCAAAGGGAAGTCTTCCATTAAAATGGTATGATAGAAAAGACAATTGCATATATCAAAACGTAATAAGTAAATTTATTAAATTAGCAATTACAGAAGGATATGATCTTACTGAATACGCAGGTTACGAGTTGTGGTTTCATGACAATATTAAAAGTGAACCACACATAGATAAAGATGAAGTTCTGTTAAAAGAACGAGATGAATATTCTTTACCAATATGCTCAATTATTTATTACACAACTGTAAAAAATTTAGTTGGAGGTAAACTAATTATAGAGGAAGAAGATACTATAACTCCTAAGAATAATAAATTAATTATATTTGGACCAAATGTTTGGCATGGCATAGAAGATTTTACAGGAATTAGAAGAGTATTTTTAATAAATATATGGAAAGCAAAACCGATGGGATACAAATGATAAAAAAATATGATAATTTTTTTCCGCCCAGTATACAAACAAGACTTTTTGGTTATATAATAACTTCAAACTATGCGATTGGGTGGGACGATTCAACAGAAGTTCAACACAGAGCACATCCTAATTTACACCGTAGATTTGTATTAGATCAAGATAGTGAATGGTGGCTTAATCCTATACTTGAATATGTATTACCAAAATTAACAGATAAAAATATTACAAAAGAAGATTTTAAAGAAGGATATTTTAATTTAACTAAGCCGTGTGATATAAATTTTATACATAATCATCCTGATTGTTATGTGTTTTTACACTATTCAAACTGTAGTTGGAATCCAGAGTGGGGTGGAGAAACTTTATTTTACAAAGATAATGGAAAAGATGTTTTAGATTGTAATCCTTACGTCCCAAATAGAGGTGTTATATTTGATGGAAGTATACTACATACAATAAAAGCACAAAATACATTAGGACCAAGTTATAGATTTACAACATCGTTGTTTTTTAATAAAAAGTAATTTAAAATATGTCTTATTTAAATGCTAATATACCGCCAATTTATTGTAAGGTAAGAAAAGAGTATCTATATGATTTGGACAAAAACTATTCTAAAGATTCTGAAGACTGCGTGGT